AATGGTATTTTTTACCTCGAAGATAGTTGGATAAACATAAATGGATTTAAAATTCACGGAAGTCCAATATCGCCTAACTTTGGTAATTGGAGCTTTATGAAAAGCCGAGATAAGTTAGATAGGCATTGGGAACGAAGTATTGATGATGATGTTGATATATTAATTACACACACGCCTCCTAAGGGAATATTAGACATTTCTGAAGATAGAGATGGTAAATTAGAATATTGTGGTTGTAAAGCGTTAAAACGACACGTTATTACAAGAATAAAACCAAAGTTAATGCTTTTCGGTCATATCCATAATAGTGATGATATTATTAACGCTGGAACAATGAAGCTATCTATTTGCGATACCATATTCAGTAATGGCTCGGTAGTAACCGATAGAAGATTTGGTAAGTTGAGTAGTAATGGTAACATATTTGAATTGTAAAGAAAAACCCCTAATAAATATATTTATTAGGGGTTACTTATTGCGGTGATTATCGCCGTTATTTACCGCATCACTTAAACTTATCTTTCATTTCTAAATGAAGTTTGTATGCTGAATTGCTTATCTCGTAAACTTGACCACAATCTTGACATTCCATTAATCTCTTGATAGTTCCCATAGCAGTAACTATATTTTTAAGTAAGATTACATTTTCACTTGAGCAAGAAGGACAACTGTACTTAAGATTACCATTTACAACTCCAGCGTGAGTATTTGGTTTAATGTAGTTCTGCATCGTTAAGAATACATCCTCCAATACAACTATATCGCCATCGCAATAATTACCCATTTCCTCAAGTGCATCAGGATTACCTTTCATAACTTCCTTCCACATATCAAAACCACTATGCTTAATCTTTGCTCCAACTCCTAAAAATTGTGCAATGTAATCCAGCTTATTGGAATTGAAATTAAAGCCACTTTTAGCCTTTTTAAGCGTATCTAATGTCTTGTACTGCGGAAACATTGAAACCCTATGGAATATGCAACGTGTTCTTATCCATTTGATGTCAAACCTATCCCCATTGTGTGCAATCATTTCATCAGCCTTATTAGCCACCGATATAAAATCAATAAGCATTTGCTTATCACACATATCTTTATCCCACGTTAATCTATGGATTTTATCTTCGTGTTCCCACTTATAAGATATACATATAATTTTACGCTCGTCTACGATGCTATCGGGATGTATAGTTAGATTATAACCAATCCTCCAAGCATAAACAAGATTAGGAGAAGTTTCTATGTCAAAGAAAAGCCTTTTAATATGCTCTTGATTTTGAACGATGTCGAAATACTTATTCTCTTGTTCAGGAGTTAGTCGATAACGACCTTGCTTATTGATAATTACTCCAACTTTGTTAGCGATATAATGGTTAAATCGATACCGCCTTTCAGCATTTTTTTTCATATTTTTTGTTTTTATAAGAGAAATCTCTCCCAAATATATGAAATTATTTTTTAATAACGCTTAATTTCTTCTCTTGTTCTTTGGAAATCATATATCTACCACTTTTATTTAGCTTTGCACCAATCTTTTTAGCAGTAGCATTGTCCATTCTGTAACGTCTGTTTGAGTTCTTTTTCATTTGAATCTATAAATTATATACGCAATTAGTGGAATTAATAACCATAACAAGATAAGATTAGAAGTTCTCTCTATATCTTTAACTTTTCTGTTTTGAGTGACTTTTGTGTCTTGTACTTTTAACTTTTCTTGAGATACTTTTATATTTTTTATAGTGTTGTCTTTTGTCTTTTTATAGTTAATAGTAACATTTCTATATGTTTTACCATCTATTACAATATCCTTACAAGTATCTAATGGGGTTATCGTAATCTCGTCTATTGTAATATCGTTCTCTATTTTAATATCCTCTTTTGTCGCTATTTTAGTAGTAATTTGCGAAATAGAATCCTTCTTAACCTCATCTATAATTACCTTTCTTGTTGAACAAGATGATAACATTGTAATTACAATTGATGCTACTATAACAGTTAGCCAAAAACCTATAAAATTATTCTTCTTTGAAATAGTTGTCTGCTTCATATATTCTTCGTCTAGTTAAACCTGCTAATTTTTTAGTGCCTACCTTATCCCATTTTAAAAACTCTGTACGTATAGCTGGGTCTGTATGATTTAGATTTACTTTCTTTAATAGTGTACTATTCATAAAATTTGCAACGCCAACATTGTAAGCGAAAGACACTAAAGAATTGAATTGATTTTGAGTTATTGGTTGAGTTACTAATGTACTTACTCTTTTAGCAAATTTGTCAGCAATATCCTTAAACATATCAAATGCTTCTGCTTTTGTAATTGACTTGTCAATCATAGTTACTTTTCTGCCATCTCTATAAAACGTATTGCCATAGCCAATAGTGGCTAACTTAGCAGGACATAAATATGGTTTAGAACTAAATCCTTCAAAATCTGTGATAATTAAATAGCCTTTATTGTCCAGCTTCATCTTTCTTTGGTTTTAATGATTCATATATTTTTACTCCAGTATATACAATAGATAGCAATAATAACATTATCTTCAACGTATTTTCAACATTAGTAAATGTTATAATCATTGTAAGCGAGTTCAGTAGGTACAGTTTAGTAGATTCCATTTTTAACTTTTAATTTTTGCAACTATATCAGTAAATCCTTGTATGCTTACATAGGCTGTTGCGATTATAACCCAATCTTGAGATGTTAAATCTCCAGCGAATAATCCGCAACAAGCTATAACAAACACCATTAGTTTACGTGATATAATCTTATTTAATATTTTATCTAAATTATTCATAAAACTTCTTCTAATCTATCGGCTTGTAAAAACCAATATCCATCACCTTCTTGAATATCTGTCCAAGTTAAACAGTCGTCACCACAAGGCAATCCAAAATAAGCGTTTACAGTATCTAATGCTGTTTGTGCTTCCTCGTAAGTGTTGTATCTATATTCTACCATACGTTATAATATGTGTTAATGTTTGATTCTATTTGCGTTCTATTTGATGTACCTATAAACGATATTACTTCTGTAACATAACCATTCATCAAAATGTTTGTTGAATACTGTCCTAATCTTATTATTATGTTATTACCTGTCATAGGTGCTTGTACCGTAGTTGGTGTACGTAAACCTCCATTAGCGTAAGCATTTACAACAGACGAACCGCATATTAATTCATATAATCTAGGTTGATTTGCTACATTTCCATTTGTCCAAATATTTACATTTCTATATGCTATGCTACCTCCATGAGGCAACCAAAATAAATTTGTGTTTATAGTATCACCCATAGATAATATTGCATTGTTGGTAGTAGCTAATAAAGAATTTCCAAGTGCATAACTAGATACATTGTTTAAAGGTACAGAAGCGTCAGCTAAAGTTAATCTTTGAAGATTAGCACTTGTAAATCTTACCGCTACTTTACCGCCTGATAATTCTAAATTTCCTAATTCTACTAACCTTGGTTGATTTCCTGCTGTTCCTTGTGTTGGGTTTTTATTATTACCGCTTTGGTCGTACCACGTAACCACAAGTATATCTTGATTCGTATTTACACCATCAGGATTAGTATATCCATTTACAATAGAAGCACAAAATTGTCCTAAATTAGTTGCAGTTGTTGCAGTACCTGAAACGTAAGTAATAGCACTGTCTAAACCTATTGTATTGCTAGAATTAAAAGAAACATCCACTGTTGTAGTAGTAACACTTGGTGTGCTTGTTGTTCTTCTAACTCTTAAACATTTACCAGTATAGGTACTACTCAATTTTCGTAAAGAATAAGCGTGATGTGCTGATGGGTATAAATCTAAAATATAAGAAAAATTACTCCATACAAGATTGTTACCAAGATAAACCGAACTGATTTGATTAGTACCAAACTTTATATCTGTCAAACTATTTAATCCCAGTGCTATACTCATACTATAAAATAAAGTGTTGTAGCGTCTTTTGTTACTATTGCAGCATATTCAGCAGCTGTTACTGTTGTTATTGTATTTGTGGTGTATGTTGTAGCTATATTCTTTGATATTTTACCTGCTAAATCAGTTGTTAGATTTGTAACTTTAGATTGTGATAGTGTAGGAATATCTGATTCAATTAAAGTAGTTCCTGAAGTAACTAATCCCTTTGCATCATAAGTTATTTTAGTGTTTGTTGCTCCTGTAATAGCAGTGTTAGTTGATACTTTACCATTTAATTGTGTTTGAATAGCACTTGTAACTCCTTTTACATAACTTAATTCGTTTAGACTTGGATATGTTGCAATAGGTAAACTAACTACATTCTTTGAAGCGTCAAAAGAAGCTATTGTATTTGCAGTTTGTAATTCAATATTAAAAGTTCCATTAGCTACTGATAAATTATTTTGTGATAGTCCAGGACCGTTACCAATAGTTATCGTTTTACCATTATCTGAAGTGATATATGGATAGCCAGAATATTCAAAAAATTGTGTATTTGTTCCAACTCTTACTCCGTTTGTAAAATACTTAACTCCTGCAATAGTTTGACTTCCTGTTGTAATTGCTCCTCTTGCAGTTGCACTTGCATCAGGTAAATTAAATGTATGTGTGCTTCCACTTGAATTAATAGCGAAGTCTGTTCCTGACGTTCCTGTTGCAAAATTTTGCACTTGTGCTTGTAGTCCATTTAAAGCAGTTAATCCAGCACTGAAAGTTGTTATTACTTCACAAAGATGTCCGTTTTGAGTATGTAATGTAATTGTTTTACTTGAAGCATTTACATATACTCTAATCGCTAATCTATCATTAACTGTTAATACCGTTTCAGGCACTGCTAATGGTGTAAAATAAGCATCGATAGTCGTTCCATTTGTTATTCCTTCAGGATTAGCAGAATCACTTGCAATCAAAGTAAAGGTAGTTCCATCGTATTTATATAATTCAACATAAAATGAAGGTGAACCACCAGCAGAACTTGAAGAAAAGAAA